CATTCGTTGAATCTCAGGGCGTTGGAATGTCTTACGCACGTAGTCCAACCAGTACTCGTTACCTACATGAAGCTCATATAGAGTAAAAAGTTTAAGAACAGTTGTAACGCCATGTAACTCAGCATCAGTAAGATTAGTCTTAAGGTCATGTATATCTTTCTCCATTTCAATCTCGTCTGCTGTCCAGAAGATACTCTCTTGAGACTTTGTGTACTCTAATGCTTGTGGATAATCTACTGTATAGGTAGACTTAGGTGTCAGTATTTGACAGGTCATTACTCGCTACTCCTAGTAAAGATAAGACTTCTACAGCACCACTCTATCATAAAGCAGCGGAGTATATCATCTTCATCTTCATCAATATAAAAGGTTATAAATCCTATGTAAGGTAGCCACCCTCCGAAGAGGGGGTACCCAAGAACCAACAAAGCTCCATCGCTATCTCTATCAAACATATTACTTACCGTACCTTTCTTTCAGGTAGTTAAGGCTAACAGGTAACTCGTCAAAGCTACCTGCCTTAACCTCGTTAAGCATCCAGATACCACGCCAGCTACTATTGTTCTGTGCGCCTAAGTACCTTTCATTATGTTGATAGAAGATACCAGCAAACAACCCAGTAAGGTTAACATTATCAGCTCGCTTACCGTATGCTATATCTCTATCTTGTACATGCCCCATGACACAGGACATCATACGCTTAGACAGTAGAGTCCTAGCACTAGATACAGGTCTACCCATAATCCCAGACGTAAAGTAATGAGCGAATGCTACACCCCCTATAACAACTGGCTGCAAGAAGTCATGCACTTCCCAATCATCTAGGTTTAAATCATCGTAGCTAATAACATCCTCTAGGATTGCGTCATTCTCTACCGCTCTATCAATACGCTGCTCATGGTTTCCCATAGTGTAAACTAGGCGGGGCTTCCACTTACTGTTACGCTTGTTGGACTCTTTCTTTATAGGTGCTAGAAGTAAATCCATTGCGTCATTACCAGCGTCAACGTCTTTCTTATAACGCCTGCCTTCAAAGTCTTTCTTACCTTTATCATAACAAGAGAGACTAGGCATGTCCCAGAAGTCCCCAATGTTTACAATAACATCGGGCTTCTTTTCTGCTATGTACTTACCTGCCCACTCTAAGTGTGACGTGGGTGTGTTAGGTTTAACTTGACAATCAGGTATCACTACGATCTTCATTCTCTTTCTCCTGTATGTAATTAACTAACTCATCAATCTGTGCAACAGTGAAGTAAGCTAAGCCTTCCTTCTCACACCACTGCCCCATGCACATCTTACTACCCTTGCGTACTTTCTTATAAGGATCAGACAGCACGAAGATTAACTCACCATCAATACAATCTCTAATAGCTTTGTACTTCATAGTGTCGCCAGCCCTAAAGAAACCCTTAGCCTCAATAAGAAACTTACCTCTTACAAAGTCAGGGGTGTACTTACGATGCGTTGTATACGGTACACTGTAAGGCTCATACTCAAAGTCATAACCCTTAAGGCCATGAGCAAGCACACTCTCAAGACCACTGCGGTATATCGTATCTGCTTGTGCTTTCTTACGTGCTTTCTTACTCATTAACAAACCTAATGGGCATACTCTTACCCCGTTGTAGTATCCATAGTAATTGTGAGTTCTCTACTGCCCTGTGAAACCCATCATCAAACTCTTGCATATACATATCAATGATTAGCTCGTCCCACTTATCTTGCTTAGTAGCGTTAAGTAACTTAGCAGCTTTCTTCTCACCAATACCTCGGATACCTATTATATTATCTACTCGATCACCTGTTAGCATCTGCTTATAGAAGAAGTATGTACCCTCATCAGCAGTAACTTCAGCCCACTCTTTCTTACCATAGTTATAGTGCATACCCTCAACCATTAGTAAGTCTTTATCAATAGTAGCAATAACTGTACTAGGTGTTTGTGCAAGACCTAGTGCATCATCAGCTTCCATGCTATCTATTACTTGAGCGTTAAACCTTTTAACTAAGTACTCACGTATCAGGTTATAGTGAACAGGCTTACCCCTACCCTTGCGGTTAGCTTTATAATCTTCCCGAATAGTGTGGCGGTAGTTGCCCTTACCTGTTAAGTATATCTTGTACTTAGGTGCGCCTATATCTTTAAGCAACTGGTTAACAAACTGCTTGCAGCTATGTAAGGTGTGGGATTCAGGGTCGGCTGTAACCAACCCCGTCTCCTTATCAGTAGTTTGACAGGCAAACCCTATACGATAAACGATAGGGTCACCATCTATCAGTGCTTTAGAAAGGGATGTCATCTTCAAAGTCGTCATCCTCATCTGATTTAGAACCCTCTATTACTGCTAGTTGAGGTTTCATTACAGTGATGCGCTTGTCAAACACAAACTTAGCTAAGCCAAACAGTGCGCTACTTGCCGCATTGTTCTCATCATCAGCATCACCAACCGCCATGTTAGTAGTTAAGGCTGGTGCTACACCCTCTTGATACTTAAGTGGGATAGGTGTAAGGCTACTGATATTATCATACACTCGGTTAGAGTTCTCACCCTTGCCTTTAGTGTGCTTAACTACTACATTACAAGGCTTACCAAGTACTGCGTCCCAATCAGCTACTCCACCCTCTGCCGCATTGAAATCAAACACACTATAGTATTTCATCTCATTACCTTTCTCAGTAAGGGTATAGAATATATTGAAAGGCTTAGTCCACAAGATACGTGGTACGTCCTTGTTATCAATGCTTACGGTTTGACCAATGATCTCAATACCTAATGATAACTGCTGAGCGGGTGGCTTAGTCTCTCCCATGTACTCACGCTCTTGCAAGCCTAAGTCTGCTACATAAACTAATCTACCCTCATGTTCACCAGCTTCTAAGTTAGTGTACTCAACATTGTCATTGTTGGTTTTGGTATCAGGCATTGTACTTCTACGTTTTAAAGGCATCTTTATCTCCTATTGATTCGGATGAATAGTATAACATATATTAATGGATATTGGAATAATCTTTACCAAATTGTATATCACAATCCAGCTCTCTATTTAACTTAAGCTTCTTGTTTACATCATGTACAGACTCCTTTAGTAAGTTGATTACATCTTGTTCGCTTTCCTGTTTACACTCTAAGATAATCTCATCGTGAAACTGTGCGGTTAACTGTGGTCGCTTACGTAGTATACCTGCAATCCAAACATCAAAGCAGAATACCCCAGTCCCTTGGTTAAGTGTACTAAACCTATCCTTATCTGCCTTAAGGAAATAGTACAACTTACTTACGGGATTATACAACCAACTGTTATCTTCTTTCTTTACATTCTTAACAGACTTGAGAGTAACATCATCAGCTATAGACTTAACAGCCCAGTTACGTTTCCAGTAAGCCTTGTGTATCTTACTAGCTTCTGACTCACTGATACCTAACTGCCTAGATAACGTAAGAACGCCAGCCCCATATGTGCAAGCATAGTTACCACCCTTGTAGTTGTGCCGCAACTGTGTCACATCGGGTGTATGGTTACCAGCTTTATACTCTGCAACTTGCTCAGCTGTAACAGCACCAGCAGATAAAGCTAAGTCAAGGTGGGGGTCGAAGTCGTCAGTCATCATCTCTTTAACGTACTCAGGGTCATAGTCCCACATATAGTGCTGTTTAGTTCTGTCCTCAAGGCTAGCCATATCACTACCACATAGCACATGCTCAGGCTTACGTACTGTAAACAATGCACGTATCTCCTTACCGTATGGCTTACGAGGTGAGGGTATGTTAACGCACACTCTATGCCTAAACCTTAACGTGTTGGTAAACCCATGCACTTGTGCTGTAACAAACCCCTTGGCATCAGCCGCCTTAAGTAGATTATTAACTACACTTATCCTACTTTTAACCACTGTCATGGTAGCTAGCTCTTCTAAGTAAGGATGTTTACTTATCATAGTCTCTACGGACACAGTTAGAGTACCATCCTTATGTTTAACTAGAGGCACTCTAGCCTTCTTAGGGTTAAGTTCGTAGGTATCAGGCACCCATCCTAGGTCAGTCAACCAGCTCTTAATCTGAACCATAGACGTAGGGTTAGGGTCTACCCATTTAACTAACTGCTTGATAGGCTCCCTGTGTGTAGTGTGGTCATACCCATGCTCATCACATAAGGCGCACCATCTCTCACCCGCTGCACTGAAGCTACCATCTTTCTTATACATAATAGATGGCGGCTTCCTGTCAGTATACTTAGGTACTTGAGGCATTACCTTGAACAACCTGTCGTAAGACTTATCATACTCAGTTGTCAACTCTTCAAGTAATGCTTGAGCCTTATCAATATCCAGCTTCCATTTACTACGCTCTTGCAACATAGCACACCGCATCTTAAGAGATAGGTACTTAATTAAACGCTCAGGCTTACCGTCATACAACTGCATTAAGTAGCCGTGGAAACCTAACCACAACTTGTGATTGATCTTAACGTCCTCTTCACACCTATGTACATACTCTTCTGTGGTAAGGTTTTCCCAATCATCTATCTTAGGTTTAGCAATACCAAGGTCTTCACCCCACTTCTCTAAACCATGTGACCATGTACGATTAGGGTATAGATACCAAGACAATGCCAAGGTATCTACAATCTCACAAGGTAGCTTAGTATCTAGGATACGTTCAATGATAGGTGCATCATAGCGTATGAAGTTATGACCAATGATACGATCATTACTATCAAGGTTAGCTATGAACACCTGCATATCTGCATAAGTAACTAGTGTATTAATCTTGTCACCATCATGTATTGACATACAATGTATCTTAGTAGCCTCAATACCATCAGTCTCAATATCAATTACGTAGTCAGTCATTATCCAAAGACTCCTTTAGGTTCTAAGTAAGTTACCGTATCTTCATCAAAGTATACGTCAGTATTATATGACTGTCCATACTCTCTATCAAACAAGGCATAAAACTTACTCATGTTCTTCTCTTCAATAGGACACTCATCAGTACGGTTACGTGATATACCATGCCCATAATGAAACCACTTCTCCATAGCACGTGAGCCTGTCATCTCGCTACTGTATACCTTACCGCCCTCCTCATGTGGCTTACTTGTCTTAGGCTTAGGGTTAACGTGGGAGAAGCAGAACAGTGTAATGGGGTAGCTATTCACTAGATCAGCCATGTCAGTACATATCTCATTGAGTTTGTCATTGGCTTCCGAGCTAGAATACCGAGAAATCAGTGCAGTTATTGGATCAATCATAAAGATATTAATACCATCCAGTAGGTGCATCTCCTCGATAGCTACACGAATGTCAGACCAATCACGACTAGCACCCCTATCGTAGAAGCGTACCTTGCCCTGTAAGGATACCAATGTGTCATGCAATAGCTGATCATCGTACTCCTTATCAGGCCGTGTAAAGTCAAACCGTGCCTCCTTAGACGCAAGCTTCTTAGCAGTACGCACTGGGCTATTCTCCAAGTCAAACATACCTACCTTCACACCCTCGTTAAACGTAAGGTGATGCACTAGCTGGTGCTGCCAATCCGTCTTGCCAATCTTAGGTGCCGCAGCAACCACATGAATAGTGTGTGGTCGCACACCGAACGTAGCCTTAGTCACTGCCTTCCAAGGGAATGGTATCCCCATCTTAGGTCGCTCCATACACTTAGTTAGTATGTCGTCTATGTCTACTACCTCACCTTGACGTACAACTTGAGCCTCGAACACACAAGCAGCATACAACTCCTTACCTCTGCCCTCAAGCAGCATAGCGTTAGGATCCTTCAGTGGAAACTTAGCTACCTTGAACAGTGGGAATACCTTAAGCACCTCACGACACGCTTTCTTACCTGCATCGTCTTGATCAAAGCAAAGTATAACTTCCTTAAACTTACTCAGGAAATCTCGATTGCCCATCAAGTCCTTCATCGCATGACTAACACCCTTAGTAATACTAACTACCGAGGGTGCATACTGTGCATACTTGGCGGGTCGATTGTCTATGATTGCTTGATGCAAAGCCATAGCGTCACACCTACCCTCTGTGATAAACAACTTGTTACCACCAGTGAGTTGATGCTGTCCCCACAAATCAAGCGTACCCTTACGGTTACCTACTGCGGAGAATTGCTTGCCCTCTATCTTACGCACTTCATAACCAACTACCTTACCTGCTAGTCTGTCTGGGTAATAGTGGTGAGTCACCGTCTTACCGTCACGCTCAGACAAAGCACACTTAACACCGAAGTGTTCAGCAATCTCCTTACGTATACCCCTATCAGCTAGCTCTAGTGTAGGTAGCCCCTGTATATCAGCTCTAGTTTCACTAGTCATAGGTTCACTCTTTACAGATTGTATTGACACAACATTCTCCTTAGTCCTGTCTAGTGGGTGATACGTCTCACACTTAAAACAATAAGCATCACGCTTACCATCATCGTGCTCGAACACTTTGCAAGCACTATCAGCACCACAACTATCACAAGTCATGGTGCCTACCTGCCTACCTCTACTTAACTCTTGGCTCATAAGTCTAACTCTCTCATAGCTTCTTCACCTGCATGGTCTAGCAACATAATGTATAGGTACTCACCAAAGTTACTGAAGTCACCGCCATCACACTCGTTGAGTAACTTTAGCAATTCATCATGCCTAATCTTATAGCCCTCATTGGGTGCCATAGCGTCCATCAATAACATCTGTATGTCATCGCAAATTAGCTCGTCTACTTTATCTAGTAGCATATCTTCCTCACTTGAAGTTAAGAATTTAGATTGATACTCGTCTTGCCAATCATCACTAGGTTCTCTCATTGCTCTAACCTCACTCTAAGTTCGTGTAAGAATTTCTCCATACCATACTTATCT